CCAAGGAGCTTCAATGAGCCAGCGCATTACCGGCAGGGTGAACGGGGATCATTACGAAGTCCTCTCCCCTGCCGGCGAGTTGTTGAAGAGAATGACGCTCGAAGAAGCCCGTAATGATTCGAAGCTCAGGGCAGCGATCGAGCGTAATGGCTGGGAAGGTCTGGATGGCTGATGCGACGGCGCCTTTTTGCCGAACCCCAAGCACTGGATCCCGCTTCAGGCTTCAAGGTTCCCTACCGTAACCTGGTTCGCCAATGGGACGGCGAGTTCGTAGATCGCCGCTTCGTCGATAAGCGCAACCCGCAGGACATGCTGAAAGCCCGCCCTGAACGCCCACAGCTCGACCACGCGCGTCCTGAGCCTGAGGACGTATTCCTAGCGGTCAATATCGTTTGGGAGGACGGTCTTACGCCAATCATCAATGCTGACGGTTCCGCTTTGTTGGGTGCTGGTCCGGTAGGTGGGGAGGGTTTGTAAATGGCGGTCAGCGGAACAACCAGCTACAGTATCAACGCCAACCAGATCATTGAGAAGGCGTTCCATCGGCTTGGGAAAGCGTCTGAGGGAGAGGCCGTCTCCGCCAGGATGTACGCTGACGGCCTTTCCAGTCTCAATCTCATCATCAAATCGAAGCTAGGCACTTCTGATCGACTGTCACTTCGCAGTGAGGCCTCTTTGGCCCTGGTGGCAAATCAGGAGAGCTACACAATCACGACCCCGTTCGCGCAGCGCATCCCTTCAGTGAGGCGGCGCAACTCTAGCGGCTATGACGTTCCGCTCAATCTGCTCAGCAGGCAGGAATATTTCGACCTTCCAAACAAGGCCGCTTCACCCTCTGTTCCGGTGAGCTTTTACTTCGATTCCCAGCGCGATGACGGCGTGCTTTATGTCTGGCCGGCGCCCGACACCAATGCTGCGAGCGATTACACGCTTGAATATACCTACCTTCGGCGCATCGATGACATGGTTGCATCGACCGACGATCTCGACATGCCGCAGGAGTGGCTTGATCCGGTAATCTGGATGCTCGCCGACGATCTTGAGACCGAATATCCGGTCAATGACGCGAGGCTTGCAGCCAAGATCGAGCGCAAGGCGATAGAGGCGAAGCAGGTCCTTGATTATTGGGATACGGAGAATGCAAGCCTCTACATGCAGCCGGATATCGGCCAGTGGTAGAGTTGAAGCCAGCCCTTCAGTCCTCGAAGGGCCGTTCTGGACCTTGGGGAGGGGCGAGGCTGGTCAATGCCTTTGCCGAGCAATCTGAAGGCGACAAGGCCGAGCTTTTCTCAATCCAGGCGATACCAGGAACCATCCTTTTCTCCAATGTGCAAAGCCTTGCCGTGCGCGGCTTGCACCGGCTTAAACTGACTTTGTACGCGGTTATCGGCACGACTCTGTACGGCATCGATTCAGCGGGTGCTGCAACCGCTCTGGGAACGATCACCGGTGCCGATACGGTGCGGATGGTGGATAATGGAACCGAGATAGCGATCCACAACGGAGACACGACAGGCTATGTGTTTTCGGGCGGCGCTCTTTCGAATCCAGTCAACCTGCCGATCGTTTCCGATGTCGCCTGCATCGATGGCTATTTCGTCTGGCTGATCGCCAATTCGGACCAGTTCATCATCTCCGGGCTGAATGACGGCCTCACCTATGATCCGCTGGATGTCGCAACTGTCGAGGGGTCTCCGGACAACCTGACCGGTGTCATCAACGACCACCGGGAATTGATCCTGTTCGGGGGATCGACGGGAAGCGTTCCCTCAACCGAGGTCTGGGTCAATACCGGCGCGGCCGATTTTCCGTTCGAACGGCAGGGCAATGCCTTCATCGAGCGCGGCTGCATCGACAAGGATTCCATCGCCAAGCTCGACAATGCTGTCGTGTTCGTCGGCGATGACCGGGTCGTCTATCGGCTGGACGGCTACGCACCGTTGAGGATTTCCACCCATGCGGTCGAACGGACGCTTGCTGATGCAAGCTGGTTCCGGGCTTTTCCCTATACGCTGGAGGGGCACAAATTCTATGTTCTCAACACCGATATCGGGACATGGGCTTATGATGTCGCTACTTCGGCATGGGCAGAACGCAAGAGCTTCGGTTTGGACTATTACCGGATCGGATGCAGCATCTATGCCTACGGAAAACAACTCGTCGGCGATAATCAAACCGGCAAGATCTACGAATATGATCTCGATACCTATACTGAAAACGGAACGACGATTCCGGTCACGGTTGAGCTTCCTCCAATTGGTGACGGGGTGAACCGGCAGACGCTCTATTCGCTGGAAACCTTCATGGAGACTGGCGTAGGCACGCTCACCGTTACCGATCCTCAGGCCATCCTTACCTACTCGAAAAATGGCGGACGCTCGTGGTCGAACGAGATGTGGCGGTCGATGGGCGCACAGGGTGATTATTCTGTAAGAGCGGTGTGGCGGATCAATGTCGAGTTCCGCCAGCTTCAACTAAAGTTCCAGTTCCCTGATAGCGTCAGGCGGTGCGTCCTCAGTTATGTGGCGGATATTCGTTAGAGACATGTCGAAGATTCCCAACAACATAGCTCCGTTTGTGGACGAGAAAGGCCTAATCAATCCTGTTTGGTATAGGTTCCTTGCCGATCTAGAGCGGCAGCTAAACCAGTCCGGGTCGGCGGTCGCTGACGCAACTGGCGGTGCGACGATCGACAGCCAGGCGCGGACGGCTATCAACGGGCTCCTCGCTCAGCTCAGGACGCTTGGCGTCATCGCCACCTGATGCTATAGACGATTTGCGCCGCGTTTCTCGCGGAGGCGGCAAGCCGACCGCCATCGCTCCAGCCAAGGCAGTTCAAGTCAGCTGGAGCAGCGAGTGCGGCACTTCCAACTCATTGCACAAGGTATCGATGTCGTTCCCTTGCTCAACGCGCTGACGCAGCGTCCGGAGCTATGGAACGAAAACACGCTCCGCACCACGCACCCGCTGAGTCCGCATCAGGAAACGGATGACGTCTGGTGTCTTTTTAACAGGATTCCGGACGATCCCTCTGAGGTCGTCGACGACTGCGAGGTCGTTCCGTATCGGGCATGGAATGAACTCCCGATCCGCCCGCTTGTTCTTGACTTGATGCGCCGTGTCGATGGGATGAGGCTGGGCCGTGTGCTGATTTCTCGTCTCGCGCCCGGAAAAACGATCCCAGAACATACCGATCAGGGCGCTCCCGCGACTTACTACAAGCGTTATCATCTGGCGCTCAAGTCAGAGCCGGGAGCCCTCAACTCCAGCGGAGGGGAGGTGATCACGTACCGCATGGGCGAGCTTTGGTGGTTCGACAACACAGTTCTCCATTCGATCGTCAATAACTCAGCCGACGACCGGATCGTCCTGGTCATGGATGTAAGGCCATGTTGACTGCACAGCCTGAAGACTTCGCGCCCTTCCTTGAAGAGGTGAAGCCGCTGCTCCCCGACCATTACGAGGAACTTGCGCTGAACAAAGACCGCGTTCCGCTGTCCCCTCAATATGACGAATATCTGAAACGCGATGCCAAAGGCATGGTTTTGTGTATCGCCCTTCGCGATGCGGGGAAGCTGGTTGGGTATTTCGTCGGGTTCGTGGCACCTGGATTGCACTATTCGACGTGCCTGACCCTCCACTTGGACATCTTCTGGATTCATCCTGACCATCGCGGAAAAATGGGCGGGATCAAATTGTTCAAGGCGATGGAGGCGGAAGCCAAGCGAAGGGGCGTCCAAAGGCTGTTCGTCGGTTCTAAGTGCCATCTCCCCGCTGACGGACTGTTCGAGAGGCTTGGCTACACGAAGGTCGAGTCTGTCTACTCCGCCATGCTGGAGGACTTGTAATGGTTGCCGTTGCCATCGGGGGAGCCGCTGTCGTTGGAGCTGGCGCGTCGATCGTCTCCGGCAACAAGGCCGCCAAAGCGCAGAAGCAGGCCGCTGACCAATCGATTGTCGAGCAGCGCCGCGAATATGATCAGGATCGCGCTGATCTCGCGCCTTGGCGGACGGTTGGAGCCTCAGCCTTGTCCAAGCTCAGCGCAGCCTATGGCCTAAACGGCACTCCCACCGTTACGGGTGGCCCGACGAATCCAGATGGCACGGTAAATAGCGACGCCTATGGCGGCTTCTTCACCTCGCCTGGATATCAGTTCCGCCTGAATGAGGGATTGAAGGCCATCGATCGCGGAGCTGCTGCGCGAGGACAACTCGGCTCGGGGGCAACGATCAAGGCCGAGCAACGCTACGGCGAGGGATTGGCCGCGAGCGAATATGATGCATGGGCATCGCGGCTTCAGCAGATGGCGGGAGTGGGCCAAGCCGCCACCAATACTACGGTAGCGGCTGGGCAGAGTGCCGCAAACACGATCTCGAACAACTTGATTGCGAGTGGAAATGCCAGAGCATCGAGCTATGCGAATACCGGAAGCGCGATCAACTCCGGTCTCAACAACATCATGAGTGCCTATCTCATGCGCAACCAGTTGGGGCATTAAGATGGCCGAATCTGGACCCTACGGGATCACCCAATTCGACGCGCCGGGGATCATCGGCGCCTATCAGCAGGCTCAGCAGAACCGCATTTCGATGATGGTCGCGCAGAAGCAGCTTGATCGCATGGACAAGCAGGCCAAGGACCAGGAGGGCGTCCAGAAGGCGGTTGCTGCCTACATTGGCAGCCAGGAATCCGATCAGCCCGTTAAAACGTCACCGGCTACGCCAACTGCATCCCGTGCTGTTCCAGCCTCACCCGTCCCCGCGGCACCGGTTGATCCGTTAGCGCCCCTTCCGGACAACCCAACTACAGCTGCTGTGCCCGCCCAGCCCACGCCACATCAGCCCACCGCGGCTGATCGTGAGAAGCTGTTCAATTCGCTCATCGCGATCAGTCCTGAAGTTGCAGGCCAGTATATGGATGCCTTCTCTAAGATGGATAAGGCTCAACTCGACCATTACAACCAGACCAGCCAGCGCATCGTCCAATTCGCTGCCGGTCTGATGCAACTCGATCCTAAGCAGCGCCAATCCGCTCTTGAGCATGCCGCCCCAGAAGCTCAGCAACTCGGAATCGATCCACAGCATTTGGCGGATCTCGATTTGTCCGATCAGGGACTTCGCCAGATCATCGTTAGCCATATGGATGCTGAGAAGGTCGCGCAGTTCGTGCAGCCTGACCTGATGACAGTCGGTCATTCGGTGATCGACAAGAACCATCCTGAGAAAGGGGCCGTTTACACTGAGCCGACTGATCTCAAAACGATCATGGTCAAGAACGCAGACGGCTCCGAAACGCCCTATTCTTTCGATCCTTCCACAGGAAAAGCGTCACAGCTTCGTGATGGAGGGATTCCGGGCGCCCCATCTACTGGTGGACCCGTCGATCACGATACGCTGTTCAATGCCCTAATCCAGCAGGAGAGCGGAGGCCGCGCCGGCATTAAGGGTCCGCCGACGAAATACGGGACATCAACGGGCCTAACGCAGCTTTTGCCCTCCACGGCCAAGCAGATGGCTGACAAGCTCGGGGTTCCGTGGCAACCGGACTTGCTTACTGGGACCTCGCCAGAAGCCGCCGACTATCAGCGCAAGCTGGGCCGCGCTTATTTTGAAGAGGGCATGGCCAAGTACCCGAACGATGTTCGTTCGGCACTGATGTATTATCATGGCGGTCCTGATCAAAGGCTTTGGGGGCCGAAAACTCACGCTTATGCCGACTCCATTCTCAAGCGCGTTGGTGGCGTGCAGACGGGCGGTGACAATCTCATTTCCGGCAAGCCCCTGCCGCACGATTCGAGCGATGACGATACTGCCAAGTTTATCGGCAGTCAGGTTGCATTGGGGCAGCCCATGCCTCCGTTGGGAATGGGCAAGGAGGCCGCAGCAATGCGAAGGGCCATCCTCGCCGAGGCGACCAAGCAGTGGAAGCAGATGGGCATCTCTCCCGGCGAGGCGAACGTCATCGCAGCCCAGAACAAATCTGGTCTCGCAGAACTCGCCAAGATCGCTCAAATGAAGGCGACTGTGCAGACGGCTGAAAACACTGCGTCTGCCAATGCAACGCAAGTTCTTGATCTGCTAGGCGCGGCGGGAACGACAGGATCACCGATTTTCAATAAATGGCAGCAAGCTGGACGACGTGCGACTGGTGACCCAAAGGTCTCGGCGTTCGATGTCGCGGTTAAGACGCTCTCGACCGAATACGCCCGTGTGATGTCCGGAGGCGGCAACACACAACTTTCGGATGCTGCGCGCCACGAAGCCGACGCCCTCATTCATACCGACATGACTCCGGACCAGTTCCGCGCCGCGATCAAGCAGATGAAGATCGACATGGAGAACCGGACCAAGGGGATCGAGCAGGAGCGTCAGGCTACGCTTCAGCAGATCAGGACCGGAGGCCGTGGCTCGGCGCAGAGCCACGATGAGGGGTGGACGACGCTTCCAAGCGGGCTCAAGGTCCGCAGGGTCCAGTAAATGGGCAAGTTTCAGGTTCAGGCTCCGGATGGCCACGTCTATGAGTTTGAAGCTCCTGAAGGGGCTACGCCACAGCAACTCGATGCGATGTCACGCGAGGCTGCTGGCTATGCAAAAAACTACCCGGTCACGACTGGTAGCAAACCTTCTGCCCCTGAACCGAGCATCGGAAAGCAGTTGGTCGATGCAACGGTGAATGATGTTGCCGGAATCGTGCAAGGTGCAGCAGCGCTTCCGGACTTGGCTGCTAAAGGCGTTGGAAAGGTCGTCAGTACGATCCCCACGGCCCTAGGCTATGGACTGGATAAGCTCGGCTACGGGGATGCCGGAAACTACATGCACGGCGTTGCCCACAATCTCGCCAATCCGTTCCAGATCGGCGAAACCGTGGAGAAGATCGCGCCTACGCCTGAAAATACAGCGGGCAAGGTCGGACGCTTCGCCAGCCAGATGGTTGGGGGGGCGGTAGGCTTTCCTGGCTCGGCTGCGGAAAACCTGACTGCGAAGATTGCCGGCGAGGTTCCAAAGGGATTCGTTCCAGCTTCAGAGACCGTCGCCAAGGTCGCAGCTCCTTCCATCGTCAAAGATGCCGAACAGGCCGGTGTTCGGGTAATGACATCAGACGTGAAGCCGCCGCGCACGTTTATTGGCAAGACTGCACAAGCGGTAGGGGAGCGCATTCCGATCACTGGAACCGGTGGACCAAGGGCGGCACAGCAAACCGAGCGCATCAATGCTGTCAAATCCGCCGCACAGGAATTTGGAGCAGCAAATGGGGATGAGCTGGCATCTCCCGCCGTCGATGCTGTCGCCAAGGATCTCGCAACAAAGCGCGGCGCTCTGCTGACCCGACTGACAGCGCAAAAGAACGCTGTGAT